ATCGCCAGAACCCGCAACAGGAACTCCGATCTGCTGACGGCCGGCAGCCACCTTCGACTGCCAGCCGTTCACGGTCAGGACGCGGCCGTGGTCGCCTGAACGACGCCGAACGGCGACCGGGTCGCCGAGTTCGAGTTCAGGCGAGTCGCCGGGTTGGCCGTGGCGAACGCGACACGCATGACGACCCGCATGGCCACCGAGTCCTGCTGCATCAGGTTCAGGATGACCTTGCCGTCGTCGTCGGAGATGACGCCCTCGGTGAACAGCTTGAAGCTGATGTCCTGCCGCAGGCCGACGATCGCCTTGCGCCAGTCGCCCATCAGCAGCTCCGCCTCCGATGTGTCCCAGGCGCCGTTGGTGAGCTCCGCCATCGGGTAGCCGTACAGGGTGCCGCCCGGGGTGCCCTGCAGGTTCGGCTGGTAAATCGGCACACCCTGCGTCGAGCGGATGCCGTTCAGCTTCCACGTCAGACCGGGCCGCGACACGAATCCGTTGATGGCGAAACCGTCCGCGGCGACCTTCTCCGCGACGACGGAGACGTCCTGCGCGAAGTCGTCACCGGTACCCGAGATGGTGACGTTCCCCGCCGCCACCGCCGACTGGTAGACCGCGGTCGGCCAGGTCGACGGCTTGTTCGTACCGAACAGACCGGCGCCGTCGAGGAGACCGCCGAGGGCCTCCACCAGCCGGGGCCGCACCTGGTCCCAGATCGGCATCTGGGCGTCGTCGAGGTACGCCTCAGGGATGGGCACGATCGCCGCCATCTCCTCGACGATGAGGTCGACGTTCTTCCAGTCCTGCGCCGACGTCTGCTTCAGACCGGTGTCACCGCCGACGAAGTAGGCCATCGGAAGCACGTCGAGGACGGGCTGCCGCTGCGTCTTTGTCGACATCGGCACCTGTGCGGCGCGCTGCAGAAGCGCGGACGCGGCGGGCATTTCTTCGATGATCTGCGCCGAGACCGGCGTCGGGACCAGCGGATCGTTGCTGGCGTCCCGGGAGATCAGAGAGTTGTAGACGGCCACGGGGTCTCCTTCCGAAAGAGCAGCGACCCCGGCCCCGTGGATGTGGGTGAATCCGGTGCTGCGGATGTGTCAGTTCAGGGGGTTCGGCCTGCCATGCGGCGGATCCAGTCGTCTGCGGACGCTGGTGCCGCCGACGAGGGCGCGGCCCCAGGGGTGAGGGACTCCACCGGGCGTTGAGAGGCCGCGGCGGGCTGCGGCGCGGTCGCCTTGAGTCGTTCGGCGAGCGCCTCAGCCCGCGCGTTGATCTCCTCGTCCGTGCCGGTACCGAGGAGCTCGATGAGATCCGGTGGAATGTTGTGCGTTGCCGCCGCCATCAGGCGGGCGTTCGCCGACTTGTAGTCGGAGAGCTGCTGCTCCAGGCCGGTCGCACGCTCGGTCGCCTTCTGGATCTCGGTCTTCTGCGCGTCCTCAAACTCGGCCTGTTTCTTCGCGGCCTCCCGGAGCGCGTCGAGCTCGTCCATCGACTTGAAGCCGAGAGCGCCGAGGTGCTTGTTCTCATGGCGCCTGGCCAGGGACTTCCACTTCGCCGCCTCGGCCTCCCAGTCCGTCTCCTCCGGCTGGCCACCAGCCGGGGCGGCAGCCTTTGAGGGCTCAGGCTGGGCAGGAGCCGCGGGTGCGGCAGGTTTCGGCGGGTTGAGGAACTGGCCGGCAGCGACAGCGTCGGCGAGCATCTGCTGGGCTCCAGCGTCACCACCGCCCCCGGCAGGGGCGGCAGTCGGCTCGGCAGCGGGTTCGGACATCGGTGACTCCCATGTCGGGGTCGCGCGCCCGCCATGGCGGCGGAACGCGGAATCGGGCATGAAAAAAGCGCCCACCGTGTCGGCAAGCGCAGGTTGAACAGCGAGGTGACGGGCCGCCATGCCGGCGGCCACCGTCAAGACTTGAGGGATCCGTCAGCGTTCCAGTTCGCCGGGATCATGCTGGACAGGTTCATCTGGGCGGCGCGCTTCATGATGAAACGCCGCACCTGGGCGCGGGCCTCATCCGTGTTCGGGCGGACCCGGCCCACCGCAAGGATCGCGTTCTGCAGATCCTGCCGATTCTCGATGTTGAAGCGGCCAGGTCGGTCACCGGGGGCAGGCATCGCCTTCCCCTGCTTCACCAGGTCACGCATCCCCTGGGCATCGGGCTGTGCCACAGTTCACCTCCCCTCAACGGCTCGGAGGCGTGTAGGCGGCGCGGCCTTCGGATTCCCACCAGCGCCGGAATGCGTTCACCGCATCCCGGCCGCCCGTCCCGGACGTCACCCGCCGCCAATCGCTGTACAACTGGTCGGCCAGGCCGATGAACGGCTCGTCCAGCGTGAACGCCGGCCACGCCTGGCATCCGCAGTGGTCGTGGTAGCGGTTGCCGCCCTGCCGCGGGTCGCCAGCAGTCTGCGCCGACTTGTAGATCGGCCCGCGGCTGGCGAGCATGGCGCACCAGGCGCACGGATCGCTGTCCGTGACCCGCGACCAGCCTGTTGCCATCTCATCCGCCCCGATGGACCGCTGCATCACCGAGCGGCCACCTTCGAGCGCGAGATACTGCGTCGACCCGACCATGCGCACCGCAGCGGCATCCATCGCCTGCTGAGGCGTCTTCCCCGCGGCGATCGCCTTCTTGAACTCCACCGGGCCCGTCACATCCAGCGACGACTGCAGCCGGTCGATGGCAAGCTGCAGCGGCCCCTCAGGATCGAACGAGCCGTCAGCAACACCCGCGGTACGGCGAGCATCCATGTAGGCGGCGCCGGCCAGCGCAGCGGACTGATCGCGAGCCTGCTGGACGATCGGCATCAACGCCGCCCGCACCGCCGGCCACGACTGGTCGACCTTCGCCGGGTTCATGAGCTCACGCCACACGCGCAGAATCTGCCGGGCCATCTGTGCAGCCAGCAGCGCCTGCGTGCGACGGAACCGTTGCGCCTCCTCCGGGCCGGCCACCGTCAGGCCGCCGCAGGGGGTGCCTCAGCGGGCACCTGGCCGCCAGACGGGGGCTGCATCTGCTTCTCGATGATGCCGTTCAGCCGGTTCATGGCGTCACCCTCGGACGCGGCCTTTTTCCACCGCTCCACATCGGTCTGCGTCACGCCCGGAACCCGCTCCCACAGCTCCTGCGGAGGAACCCCGAGCATGGTGACGAGCTTGCCGAGTGCGTCCACGGTCTGTGCCAGCGACCGGGCCGACGTATCCCGCCATACGACCTGCGCGGCAGTGTCCTCCCAGGCCACCGTGTCGCCTGAGGCCAGGCCGCACAGACGTAGCGTCTGCTCGTGCGACTCGCCACACAGCGACTCCCGCTCGTCCGTCTTGCGGTCCAGGCCGTCCCGGGCCGCCGCCAGGGCCTCCGCGGACAGGTTCACCATCTCGCCCAGCAAGTGGTACGGCGGCACCTGCGAGATCGTCGCCGCGTGCCGGATCGAGGCCTCCCGCGACTTCAGGTAGCCGGTCAGGTCCGTGGCGTCGAACTCGCCGAACTTCGTGTCCGCGTCCTCGGCGACGAACAGGCCGTCCACGCGGGCCTTGAACGGCTCCATCGGGTTGCCGTTCTCGTCCACCGGGGGCGCCATGCCCGTCACCCAGCGCTGACGGAACGCCGCATACTGCTGCGCCATCAGCAGGTTGAACGTGGTCATGTTCAGTTGGTCTTGCACGTCGAACAGTGGCTCGACCTCGCCGATCACGCCGTCGCCGTCCAAGTCCTGCGTGTTGACGTAGCGGACGATCGGGCACACGCCAAGCCCATGGTTCATTGCCCAGTCGCCGGAGTCGGGCTGCAGCCCGGAGCCGTCCGGCTGGCCCACCAGCGTGTAGCGGACCTGATCGTCGTACACGCGCACAACGCGCCGCTTGCCGTCCTTCGTGTTCTCCAGACGGTCCTCAACCCCGTAGATCGGCCACTCGTCGTTCACCGAATCCGCATACACGGCCGTCATCCGCCGCGGCGAAAACGGGGTGATCACCGGCACCGGCTTCCCCGGCATCACCACCGCATACGCCGCGCCATAGGTGAGCACGGACCGGTGAATGCCGTGCTGACGGGCATCCATCCGATTCGCCTGCCACACCGCCCAGGGAGCCGCGTTCACGTCCTTCCCTGCCGGCCGGTAGCCGTCCACGTACATGTTCTGCGCGACCACCGTGACCACGAGCGGCAGGATGTTCACCCGAGCCCGCTCGATCAGCCACCGGTACTCCGCCCGGGCTCCCCGGGGCACGTACACGCTTGAGTGCTTCCCGCACATGTACTGCTTGATCTTGCCCAGGCGCTCCTGCTCGCCCTCGCGCAGCTTCAACAGATGACGCGCCGTCGACACCGCATCCGACTCCGACATCACCACGCGCCATCCACCCCCTCACTACGCAAACCCATAAACCCGGCCCGTCCGCTGCCGCTTCTTCTGCCGCTTCGCCCAATCCGGCGACGCCAGCAGCGCCCGCCGCGCCATATCCGCCAACTGCATCGCCGCGAAACCGTCGACCTTCTTCGGGGACTCCCGGGACTCCTTGCCAAAGGACACGCCCCACCGGTTCGGCCGGCGTCGGGCGTTTGCGACGTGCCGGTTCAGCATCTTGTGATCCGTGTGGAGGATCTTCGCGTCCTCGATCGCCTGGACCAGCGCCTCGGTCGCCTTCGTCAACTCCTGCTGGTGGCCACGCATGTCGTACCCGATCACCGACTTCGGTGAGGCCTTCACCAGCAGCTCGTCGCGGTACGTTTCGCCCCACTCGTCGATGTAGGACTCCCACAGCTTCACGTCGCCG